TTCTTTTGCTTCATTCCAGGCGTCTTGTGTGAGTTTTTTTGATTTATTTTTCCTTGCAGTTGCAATAGCGGATGGATTAATTTTTTTGAGATTTGACACTATCACGTCGTAGTGTGAATCCTCTTCACTCACATACGAACAATATGTGTTTTTACTTGCGTGTATCTGTGCCAACAGATCACGATTGTTTAGGTACTTTACTCTTTTCATAAATCTCCAGTATTTTTTTTGTAAAAGTGACCACAAACAGGTCTGTTAGATCGTGCCGTAAGGATTATTAAGTGCGCCTATAATTGTGCCTATAAATATGTTTTAAGTATACAAAATTTAACAAGGAAGAACAACCTAAAAATGGTGGACAAACCCGAAGGAACAACACTTGGTAAAGTGGTCAAAGACGTTGGACGTGGCGTATGGGATCGTACGTTCGGCAGATTGTTCAGTGCCAACATAGGAAACCAAAGTGTGCTGAGAAAATCAGTGGCAAAATGGAGCAACAGAGACAGTGATCATGACTGGAGAGTTAGACTCCAAGTCCCTCACGCATCACCGTTGTACACACAACTGTTCAGCACCAAAAAAAACCACAGGGCAGAGGAAAATTTCAACGTGCTTTCGCCACTTAAAGCGATGAGAGGAATCTTTTGGCCATTGACTCCCACTATGATGGTTCAACACTCGGCAAATTATAATCCTCTAGCACAGACACACAGCAACTATCCGTATCAGGCCTATCAAAATTCACAACCCGACATGCTGAATATCATAGGTGATTTTCCTGTACAGAATCAAGAAGATGCACAGCACTGGGTAGCGACCGTACATTTTTTAAGAACAATGACGAAAGGATTTTTTGGACAATATGACAGCACAGGTCTAAAAGGCAATCCGCCGCAGATATTACATCTGTCAGGTTACGGAATGCATATGTTCAACAAGGTACCGGTAGTGATAAATCAGTTCAACGTTGAGATGAGGGCAGGTATTGATTATATCAACACTAAACAACCTGATACGTATCAGGCAAAGCCAGCTCAAATTTCTGATTACGTCAATGTCGACAAAATGGATCAGACATGGGCACCGACACTTTCTACAATCTCGGTCGGAGTGACACCGGTGTATTCAAGAACTTCTGTGCGTGATTTCAACATGCAGGATTTCTTTGAAGGAAAATTAAACGGAAAACAAGGCAAGGATTCAATAGGATTTATTTAATGGCAAGATATTCGAGAACATCACCGTACTACACAACGCCACAAAGTGCAACAGCTTTGGGATTTTTCACACCGCGTCCTGTCACCGCCGAAGGGGATGACGAAGAGTACACTATAGAAAGAACATATGCTTACAGACCGGATCTGTTGGCATTTGACCTTTACGGTTCACCACGCCTATGGTGGGTGTTCGCACAAAGAAATCCCAACCAAATAGAAGATCCGATCTATGATTTTAAACCCGGAGTTACTATACGATTGCCCAAACCCGGCAACGTCAGCAAAGACATAGGAGCATAATGGCCTCAAAATATAGTGATATGGATGATATCCTTAACAACAATCCGCTTCACCGATTTGCAAGTTACAATACAATTTTTACATTGTCAGGCATCAATGAGAAACAGTTACGTAGTAGCAGTTACCTTACAGACCAGATAACAGAAGTCATTGCAATGAGTGGTGAGATCGGCAGTCCGCTAGGAGGAACTCAATTTGCCGGGAATGATTTTGTTGCAGAGCAAAAAATTGCCCAAGAGAAACTAGATGACAATTTAATAACCGGCCACCCATCGAACGTTTTGAAACGGAGAAAAGAACTGGAAGACCTCATCAAGATGCATAAACTCAATGCATCGGAGTACCAGAATTCGGTGGACATACTGAGTCGCTCACACAACGTCTACATAGAAAATGTCAATATATTGAGCACGGTTGGTCCTAACGCAGAACGTAACCTGGCCAATTTCACAAAGATGGATTTTGAAATGCATGAACCATTTGGCATGACATTGATAGAAAAAATTAGAGGCTGTGCATACCTAAACGGATACCTAGATTATCAGGACGCACCGTTCCTGCTGACAATAGAATTCAAAGGATTTGACAACAATGGAAAACCACTAGTGGGAACCAATACTGATCCTGTGTCAGGCAAACATGGACAGTCTGGATTCCTCACAAGGAAGATACCAGTATACATAGTCAACGTAGAAATGGATGTCAATGAGGGAGGTTCAAAATACAGGTGCACAGCAATACCGTACACCGACATGGCACACGACAACAGGTTCACACAGTCGCGAATTACCGTTGCGTTGGACGGACTTTCAGGGATAGACGACTGGAGTAAAAGGGTGGAGAAAGCCCTCAATGAAGATCTAATGAAGCAAGAAGTCAAAGATCGTACAAGGACTGAAGGGTATGAGGACAAATATATTTTCAGTTATCATAAGGACGTGGTTAGTCAAGGATCGGAGTATGTGGCTGAGAGAGATTCTATACATACAGGTTCAGAGGCAGTGGCTAATGTGATACTTGAAGCACAAGCGAAGGCACAATTTGAAAGAGACTGGCAAAACGCAACCGGCCAGTCGACAGAGCCCTTCGGATCCCAGATCGGAAATAGTAATTCCATAAATCAGTTTCAACCAAATATAGCAGATATGAATTTGACAGGTAGCAAGAAAAAAACCGCCGCATCACAGCAAATAAATGCCAATGACAATTTGGTCAAGATGTTTGAAGATGCAATCAGGAATACAACAGGTTACCAAAAATTGATAGAAAACTTTTGGGTATCATACCTGCGAGGTGCGGCTAACAGCGGTGACAGTAAGGCATCCGGAGTGTTGGATAAGTTGAACACCCTCAATGACGAGGAGGCCAGCGAATATCTAAACGAATTGCTGAACGACAAATCCAAAGCCAAAACATTGGGCGGAATCATCGCAGACAATCAATACATCAATTGGTTCAAAATAAAAACAACAGTGTATACAGTGACCGATAGAGGTATTGATCCTAGAACAAAGATGTATCCAAAAATAATACATTATAGAGCAGAACCTTTCAGGATCCATGTTTTGAAAATATTGGGTGCTGGTATGTCTTTGGGAAAAATAGATTGGAGCCAGCAGGTTAGACGAAACTACAACTACATCTACACAGGTGAAAACATCGATGTACAGAACATCAACATCAATTACAAGTCTGCTTTTTTCCAGCGTAATGTAAGGGAAGCCAAGACTATCACAGAAAAAGGTATAGTCAATAATTTTGCCGAGTGGATCAAGGAAATTGTAGGAGATGAAGTGCATCCAGAACCTTCGAAGCCGATCAGGCAGTACCCGTCAATAGTGAAAGGTTTCAATTCAATGGATGTGGATAATCCGGTCACAGCAAAAGCACAGGCTTTTTATGATTATCTCACAAATCCTATTGCTGACATGATCAAAATTGAAATGGAAATACTTGGAGATCCCGCTTATATCTGTCAGGACATGTACACACCGTTGCAGTTTGATAAAGCCAACTACGACGATGTGCGTAAAATTTATGGAGACGCAACAGGAGGGCTGAATGTTATGAGTTCACGGTTCGGTTCTTTCAATGCCGACGTGGCATCACCACTAATTAATATTAGATACAGATTTCCAGCAGACATTGACGACACGAAAACTGGAAACATGTTTCAATATGGAAAACCAAATTTAGAAGATGATCTTTTCTTTAGTGGAGTGTACCAAGTGGTAAAGGTAGAAAATAGATTCAACAACGGGCAATTCACACAATTACTGACATGTATCAGAATGAACAACCAACAGGGTTATGGACCGGCTATTACTTTGGCAGACGCGGCCAAAAGTGATGCTAGTAAGATTTCGGAAAAAAGCACAAAAGGTGAATACGATAATGGAACAGACCTAGAAATAGGTCAAGGTGAAAACCAAGAGGTAACAGGAAGTTAACATGGCTGACACAAGAGGATTTGAAGATAGCAAGGACGGTGGCGTTGGACACTACAAGCAAAGTGCCAACAGGAAAACCGGTCCTTATATTGCTACTGTAAAATACACTGCTGATCCATTAAGGATGGGAAGGCTTGGAGTCAACATTCCTGCACTTTCGAACACAGCAGATCCTACTGCAGATCAGGTTGTATGGGTTCAATACCTATCGCCTTTCTATGGTACAAAAGATGTTAGGGCTACCACAGAAAAAGATCCATATAATTTTAAAGAAAGTCAACATGCATATGGTTTCTGGGCAGTGCCGCCTGATATAGGTTCTACTGTTCTTGTAATTTTTGCAGAAGGAGAAGGAAAAGCATCACAGGGTTTTTGGATTGGCTGTGTGCAAGATCCCATAACCAACCAATCTGTCCCGGGACATGCCTCTACAGAATCCGTGGCACAATCAGGCAGGGACGAAGGTACCCCTGCACCAAAAAGTCAAATGGAAAAAGAATACGGTACTACAACATTACCTGCAGGAGAAATAAACAGAAGGGCAATGATAAAGGCCAAAGCCAATACATTGAGCAGTCTGGAAGATTGGAAATATCCAATCAACGATCTTCTAGCAAACCAATTAAGACGACAAGGGCTTGTGCAGGATCCAACAAGAGGTACAACCTCTTCCAGTGCAAGAAGAGAAGCACCTAGTCAGGTTTTTGGAATGAGCACACCTGGCAGATTAAGGGGAGACAGTGCAAAGCCACGTATAGGTTTAGAGAATACGGAAGTATTCACAGACAGGGCACAAGGACACAGTTTTGTAATGGACGACGGTGACGTCAGAGGAGCAAATCAATTGATTAGATTTAGAACTTCGTCTGGGCACCAATTATTGATGCATGATTCAGAAGGGGTAATTTATCTTGCAAACAGTACAGGAAATGCCTGGATAGAAATGAACTCAGAGGGCAGGATTGACATGTATAGTGGAATTGGTGGAATCAATATGAGGACACACGGAGATTTCAATCTCCACAGTGATGCCAATATAAATCTAAATGCGACCGAGCAGGTCAGGATTGTAGCAACAGGTACACCTGAAGAATTGTACACTGCAAAAGACCTAGCAGTCAAAAAAGGACACAAGGCTGTTGGTGATGTAAAAGTTCCAGAAAAAGAAGGACAAATGATATTATCAAGTGATTACTTGATGACTCTTGGGAGAAAAGGTGCATTTCATTCTTCACAGGAAGGTAGCATCAGGACTCATGCAGAACAGGGTATTTCATCTTTCACAAATGGACCACAACTTCACGGAGCTAAATCAGTTATTCATTTAGCAGGATCACAAGTGCATATGAATTCAACCGTGGCAAGTGCCGATTGGGGAGCAAAATGGTTGACACAAGAAGCAGTTGGAGTACAACCGACAGAACAGGGAGATGTCGACATAGCCGGCAAAGAGTTTGCTGTATTACAAGCAGGTTCAAAACAGACAAGAACCACAGTCCATAGATTTGTTACCCATGAGCCCATGTTGAGGGTAAGCAGTTTCGATAGCGGAGACACACAACCTTACGATACTGGATATTCGCAAGAAATGTTAGATAAATTTTACAACGACCAGGAAGGTCTTAAAAATATTTTTAATAACCCAAAATTATCAACAGATGAAAAGAAAAAATTGGCTAAGAAATATCTATCCAAAAAGAACAACTACGGTGTATTGCAAATGGACGATCCAGAATACGACGAGTTGGATGATTTAGATATTGCACTTGCAAAATTAGATGAGTTGCATAAAGGTTCTGAAGAATGGAAAAAACTTTCTAAGGAAAGGCAGAACTGGTTGAGAAAAGCATTTGAACCAGGAAGTTCTGTGTATTTAGAACAAGCGAACAGGTTGTCCGATAACCTTTCAATCAAGTTAGGACAATATCAAACTGACTTGCAGGCATATTTGAAAAAAGCCATGGGAAATTCAACAAACAGTGCCAAAGCCAAAAAATTAGCAGAATCATTTTCAGCAAGTTACAACAAATTGTACGACCTGGACAGAGGAACAGGATTGGATGTGACTGGACATATTGGGAATGTTCTACATGGAGATATGAGTTTTGACCAAGCCACTGCAAGTCTTAAAAATAAATTAACTACTCAGGTTGTTTCTGAGGTGCGTGGAGAAACAGTGCAATTATTCAAAGATCAAATTTTTACAAACGCAGATGGAAGATTGTTCACAATAGGTGATGTGTCCAAAGAGATCCAAGGAACAATATCTGGAATCACTGGCAATCTAAGTTTGGGTACAGTAGCAGGTGCTTCTACAAATGCCGTCCTGTCAGGGCTGGAAAATCAAATTATGTCAGGAAATTTTGACTTCAAGAGTTTAAGCAAAGGTGCGTTGGCAACTGCCAAACACACTGCAATCAATACCGCAATAGGTATAGGTGTAGACAAGGCAAAAAGTTTGTTAAAGAAAAATGTGTTATCGTCAGGAATGACCACTGCACAACATGCCGCGTTAAGAAGCACGTTAAGTCCTAAATCTTTGACGTCACTGAGTAAAAACGTAATAGGAGGAAAAGTAACAAGTTCAACAATGTTCACAAGTATTTCTTCTGGATTCAAAACGCACATGGCAAGTCTTGGAACTTTAGCCAAATCTGCGGCCTCATGGGCAGGCAGTGCCATTTCAAGTTTCTTCAGCGATGAAAGACTTAAAGAAGATATCACATTAATCGGAAAATCACCGCAAGGTATCAACATTTATTCGTTTAAATACAAGCAGTTGCCTGGTAGGTATATAGGTGTCATGGCTCAAGAAGTGCCATGGGCTAGGCACATGACTGATACCGGATATTATGCAGTAGATTACAGCAAGGTTGATGTCGAATTTAGGAGGTTACATTAATGGCATACGGAAGCGGAAGTTCAAGCGGTGGCAAAGGCGGAAAAATTACATTCCGTGGATTTAGTTCACGAGCTGACAAACGCAACTTTAAATTATATGATTTTGAAGTGGCCAAGCAAGACTTAATCAACAGATTATCTATCAGAAAAGGAGAGCGTGTTGAAAATCCAGACTTTGGCACAATAATCTATGATTGTCTTTTTGAACCCTTCTCAGACACACTGAAAGACGCAATAATTGATGATATAACAGATAACTTGAATGCTGATCCACGGATAAATGCTAGTGAAATATTAGTGTCGGAAGCAGACAACGGAATAGCCATACAGGCTACTATAACTTACGTTCCGTTGGATATCACCGAAAAACTAAGATTCACGTTTGAAGAAAATGCGGCATTACGCCTATCTTAAAGTACGCACTTAATTAAATCTATAAATATCATTATAAAAATATTATGGCCACTACAGAACGACAAAATAGATTATTAGTTGCGGAAGATTGGACAAAAATTTACCAATCTTTTCAACAAGCAGACTTTAAAAGCTACGATTTCGAAACACTTCGTAGAACGATGGTGGCGTACCTTCAGGAAAATTTTCCGGATGATTTCAATGATTTTGTAGAGAGTTCAGAGTATGTTGCACTGATTGATTTGATAGCCTATATTGCCCAAGCATTGTCATTCAGAGTTGACCTTAATGCAAGAGAAAACTTTTTAGAAACAGCATCAAGAAGAAATTCAATCTTAAGACTAGCAAGATTAATTAATTACAATGCAAGTAGAAACAAGACTGCAACAGGATTGTTAAAAATAAATTCGGTATCAACTACTCAAGAAGTAAGAGACGCAACAGGCACAAACCTTGCCAATTCTACTATTGTATGGAACGATTCATCTAATTCAAATTACAGAGAACAATTCACAGCAATAATGAATGCGGCCAACCAAACAGGCCAATTAATTGGAAAGCCGAGAGAATCAGGTATAGTTGGCGGTATACAAACTGACATATACACACTTGCATCTAATCAAACAGATCTACCTTTATATAAATTTACAAAAGCAACTGGTGGTGTAGCAAGACAGTTTGAAATTGTTTCAAGCAGTATTAAGGATAAAGATTCGATATTTGAAAGTGCACCTATTCCAGGAACTGGATTAACTTACAGTTATAGATCAGACGGCGCTGGCGACAGTTCTAATAACACAGGTTTCTTTTTCTTATTCAAACAAGGATCAATGCAGAGCAAGAATTTTGTTGTTGATAAAGCATCAACTAATTTTGTCAAAAGTCTAGCCGAGAGTAACATTAACGATACTGATGTTTGGTTATATCAACTGGATCAATTCGGTCAAATCAAAGAAGAATGGACACAGGTTCCTTCGTTTGCAGGCAACAATGCGATATACAATTCATTAGCAAAAAATGTGAGAAACATTTACAACGTTGTAACCAGAGCTGACGATCAAATTGATTTTGTTTTTGGCGACGGAAATTTTAGTAATTTACCTTTGGGTAATTTTAGAACTTATTACAGGGTAAGTGATAATGCAAAGTATGCCATACAGCCTGCAGACATGCAAAATATACAAGTGTCTGTACCTTATACAGATTTGAACGGTGGACAGCAAACTCTTACTATCACAATGGGACTTCGAAGTAGCGTTTATAATTCAGCCGCGACTGAATCTAATGCATCGATTAGACAAAAAGCACCGCAAGTTTATTATTCACAAGACAGGATGGTTACTGCCGAGGATTATCAAGTAGTTCCATTATCTGCATCACAAGAAATTATAAAAGTAAGATCAGTGAATAGAACAGCATCTGGTATAAGTCGTGCAAAAGAAATCCTAGATCCTACGGGTGCATATTCAAACGTTTCTGTGTTTGCAGAAGACGGAATATTGTACAGAGAAGAAGGATTAAACACTTTTACTTTTAATTTTTCAAATAGAAATATTATTTCAAGCACAATAGATACAAGCGTAGAAGCAAAATTAAAAGAAGCATATTCAAGACAATTTTATTATGAGAAATACGAAACCAAAGATTTAAGTTCATTGTCGGCAACATGGAATTCGTCAACTACAGGCACTAACACAAACACCGGTTACTTTACTTCCGGCGGTCCTTTAGTTACTGGCGACTTTGCCACTTCAAACTTAAAGTATGCAAAAGTTGGTTCTTTGATTAAATTTACATCACCAGATACAAGAGGTTTTTTAAACAACAAACTAGTTACATCAGGTACAGATAATGCCGAGGACAGGGTTTGGGCAAAAATTGGAGTTGTCGAGGGTGATGGTGCTAATGGCGGAAAAGGCAATTTAGAAACAGGAGTGGGACCAGTCACGTTGAATGATATCATCCCTGACGGTGCTGTGTTATCGAAGATTATACCGACTTTCAACACGTCACTCAATGCCACCCTCAAATTAGACATGATAAACCGTATAGAAGCCTATGAAGAGTTTGGCCTAAGGTATGATGTTGACAACGAAGAATGGAAAATAATTACTTCACAAAATTTAAGTGCAAGTTCGGTTTTCTCAACAGCAAGGACAGGAAACACAGACGGAACTAATCTAGATGCCAGTTGGTGGTTCAAGTTTACGAACGACGGTGACACATACACAGTCACATACAGATCTTTAGACTACATCTTTGAATCAGCAGGGCAAAACAAATTTCATTACAACAAGCAAGAAAAGATTTATGATTACAAGACAGGCAGAAGCGTAAAAGATACTGTAAAAATTTTAAAGACAGTGTCTATTGTTTCATCAGGTAAGAGCATAGGGTATCCTATTCAATGGCAAGTTGTTGATACAGTTACTGAAGCTGACGGTTTCCAAGACAACAGAAAAGTAAAAATTGGATTTTTTGATAAAGATGACGACGGGGTAGTAGACAATCCAGATATTTTTGACATTATTGTCGAACCAGACACAAATCCGTCGACTAAATTTGTATTTTTTGAAAAATACATTTCATATGATAACATAGCCAGGTTTAGACCATATGCATCAACAAATTTTATTGTTTCATTAAATGAAACAGATATAACATTATCTTCGGCGACATACACAGACGGTCAGTTATTTTATTTCTATGATGGTAGCGAAAATGTAATCAAGAAGTATAGCACTACAACAAATACATTAACAACAACCACAGATTACATCGCGAGAAGAGGAAGAAGCAGTATTGATTTCCAATACAAACATAACGCAGGGCAAGAAACAAGAATTGATCCTTCGGTTTCTAATATAATTGATATCTACATGTTAGAAAGATCATATGACAACTTATATAGAATATGGTTGCAAGACGGAGGCGAAAAGCCAATGGCTAGTACTTCCGATCAACTTAGAATATCATATTCTGCATCTTTAAGTGGCAAAAAATCTTTGTCAGACCAAATAGTATACCATCCTGTAACGTACAAAATTTTATTTGGAGCAAATGCAGACGAAGAACTACAAGCAACTTTCAAAGTAGTTAAAAATCCGCAAACTAATATCACGAATGCCGTAGTGAAAACCAGAGTAATTAATGCAATAAATGAATTTTTTGCTTTAGATAATTGGGATTTTGGTGATAGTTTCTATTTTACAGAATTAGCCGCGTACATACATAATAAACTAGCACCTGATTTGCTTACTGTTGTTATTGTACCAAATCAATCAGGTCAGAGTTTTGGGTCTCTGTTTCAGATTGCTAGTGCGGCAGATGAGATTTTCATTAGTGGGGCCACCGTTGATGATGTTTCTATTATTGATGCTTTGGGAGCCAATCAATTGTTGGCATCTGGCACAGTTGTAACATCAACATCCACAAGAACAACAACCACTACCTCTTCGGCAGTATCGGGCACCACTACATCAGCAGGATCGGGAACATCCACAGGCAGTAGCGGGGCAGGATACTAATGGCAGACAAAGAAATTAACACAACAGCAAACCAAGAAGTAATTATTCAAGACGGAAACACCTATAGACGTTCTGTTGCTCATCTTCCTGCTTTTTATAGAACAGACAGCAACACAAGATTTTTATCTAGCACTTTAGATCCCTTAATACAAAAAGGTGGCTTAGACAGACTAGACGGTTTTATAGGTAGGCAGGATGCATATACAAGAATGTCTACAGACACATATGTTTCTGCAACAACTAGAGACAGAATGGCGTATCAACTGGAGCCGGCTGTTACTTTCACAGATAAAAATACAACATCTATCAATCCAGAAGATCAAGTTAAGTTTTCAGGCACATATGATGATTTTATAAACCAAATCAAATACTATGGCGGTAAGGTTGATAATCATGACAGGCTTAATAAGGAAACTGTATACAGTTGGAATCCTGCTATAGACCTTGATAAATTAACAAACTACCGAGAATACTACTGGCTTCCAGAAGGACCAAATGCTATTTCAATTGACGGAGTTGGTCCTACAGCAGTTGTTGAGATAGATGTCGTCAACAAAGAAAAAGGTGCTTACAACTTTGGAAATTATCCCGGAAAGAACAATCCCACTGTCAGTTTATACAAAGGAAACACTTACAAGTTTACAATAGATGCTAAAGGTCATCCGTTTTGGATAATGACAGAACCATATAGAGAAGGCGTAGACATAGACGGGTCTACTTCTGTGATATATTCTTCGGGTGTGACGAATGCAGGAACAGATCAGGGCACAGTAACTTTCACTGTACCGTCTAATGCTCCTAAAGTTTTGTACTACCAATGTGGAAATCACGATGCCATGCATGGAGTTTTATCAATCAAAGACATCGACGCAAATAGTAAAATTGATGTTGCAAATGATATTTTAGGAACAAAAAATTATTCTTTAAGAACTTTAAAATTATCAAACGGTATGAAGATCAAATTTGATCATGTTACCACAGACGAGACAACATATAAAGATCAAGAGTTCTATGTTGAGGGAGTTGGTGATGCTATCACACTTACAAATGTCGACACTCTTATAACACCGGAATCATATGCCACAGAGACAACAATAAAATACGACTCTGCCTCATATGATTCACGTCCTTACGCAAAAGCATTTTATCGTCCGGAGACACCAGATTACATCACAATCAAAAGAGATTCAATTGATCAGAATGCTTGGTCGAGATATAACAGATGGTTCCACAAGGACATAATAGAAACTGTTGGAAAAATTAACGGCTTCACAGCAAACTTAGATGAAACGGATAGAGCCAAAAGACCTATCATAGAATTTGATTCTGGACTAGAATTATACAACAACGGAACGGTGGCTAAAAAATCAGTGACCTTAATAGACACAGTCACTACAGATGCTTTCAGTTCTATAGTGAAGCAAACAGGATATATCATAGACGGAATATCATTAGCAGACGGAATGAGAGTCATCTTTACAAATGACACAGATCCAACTGTGAAGAATAAAATTTATGACGTGAAATTTGTACAGGCAGGAGACTCTACTTCGGTTATTAGTCTAACAAAAGCCTCAGACGGAGATGCAAAGGACGAGGATTGTATATTCATAGAGTTTGGTACCAAGAATCAAGGAAAAACATTTCATTACAGATCCTCTACCAAGTTATGGACAGCTTCTCAAGAAAAAACAAAAGTCAATCAGCAACCTTTATTTGGTATGTGGGACAATGACGAAATATCATTGGATGACCCAACAACTTATCCAACATCTAGTTTCGCAGGTGCAAAAGTTTTTAGTTACAAAACAAGTGACGCATCTACAACAGATACTGTTCTAGGAATAAAAGTAAAATACAACACAATTAATAATGTTGGAGATATTGTTTTTGAGTCAGACCATACTGCCGGCACATTCACTTATAAAAAAGATAAAACTACAATCACTGATAACCTAGCTAAATCGCATTTACACTATACAAAAAAAGATGGTTCACACAATAACAAAAATGCTTGGATAAAAAGAAAAACAGAATCAAAACAAAGAGTAGTGAGAACTTTAATTGTTGATACTTTAGAAAAAAAATTGTTTCCTATAGACTTCTTTAAGAATTCTGCAGATATAACTGATCTAGAAGTGTCTGTATCCGTTAACGGCATTAGAAAAAATTTAAACACAGATTACACACTAGAAGATGGAACAACACATAAGTTTGTTAAGTTTGTAAAAGATTTACAAGAAAACGATCACATCAAAATTACAGCCTACTCTGCCGAGCCAAAAGTTCCAGGTAAAGGCATATACCAAGTACCTGACAATTTGTCAACTAATGCACTTAACGAAGAAACTGGTTCATTCACTTACGGACAAATTTTAAATCACACAAAAGATATTTTTGAAAAGAATGTTGATATAACAGGAAGTTTTCCAGGGAATTGTGGATTAAGAGATGTACCAGATGCAGTGCTGAAAGGTGGAACAATACAACAACATTCAGGTTCGTTGGTTCCTGCAATTTTTGGATTGATTGATCAACAGACAAATGTGTTATCCTCGATAGATTATACAAATAGAGAATATCAACAATTTTACGATAGTATTTTAACTCATGCAATAGGCACACCGTATACAGGCGATATCGCAGACAGATTGGACGAAATATTAGCAAAAATTAATGCAGGCAAAACTTCATCGATGCCGTTCTTTCATGAAGACATGATAGGATGGGGTCCTCAACATTCAGTGAGAAATTACACTGTAAATGATCCTAACGAAAAAGAATACGCAACTGATTCATTATTCAAAATGAATGAAACATCTAATCGAGCATTGTACATTTACTTAAATGACGAGCAATTAATTTTAGGCGCCGATTATACAGTAAGCACCACCGACGATAGCGTAAACATCACTGCCACACTTGCGATTGGTGATAAAATTAAAATTAAGGATTACAGCAACACGACAGGAAGTTTTGTTCCGCCAACACCAACAAAATTAGGAATGTATCCAAAATTTACGCCGGAGAAATATACGGACAACACATATATTACTACAACGGATGTGATAAGAAAACACGACGGATCAATAATCAAAGCATACGGTGATGAGAGAGATAATCTTATATTGGAACTAGAAAAAAGGATTTACAACAATTTAAAAACTTCATACGATTCAAGTTTGTTAGATGTCAATGATGTCACGCCATCAGGTTTTAATAGTACAGAATATACATTAACAGAAACAGATGCTATGCTAGGTGGTGATTTTTATGCATGGGCAGGACGTAACGGAGTTCAATATATTAGCAACTCAACTTTTTCTGAGGGATCGCCCTTCACATACAATTTTGCGACGTCAACAGATTCAGTCAAAGGTGAAAAACTACCTGGATATTGGAGAGCAATATACAAATATTTTTACGACACAGACAAACCGCACACGCATCCATGGGAGATGTTAGGGCATTCGGAAAAACCAAGCGATTGGGTAAGCAAATATGGAAATGCACCATATACATCTGGTAACAGTGTATTATGGGAAGCGATCGCTACTGCAGGTGGCAGATATGGTAAGCCCGATATTACAAAATATTTGCCTGTAGACAGTAGTGGAAATTTAAAAAATCCAATCGAAACAGGACTTGTTGCAAACTTTGATATTCCTCACAGAGCATCAACTTGGAAGTTTGGGGATCAAGGACCGGCAGAAACCGCATGGAGAAGATCAAGTGCATATCCTTTCAGTGCTATCAAACTTTTGGCACTGTCTAAGCCGGCAAAGTTTTTTGGATTGTATTTTGATAATTCAAGGCTTACTACAAATACTGCTGACAATTTAATTGATATAGATACAGGTATCAGACAAAGGTTAAGCACTGCGAAATTTCATTTACAGACAGTAAAAGATTCTTCAACTGATGAAACTATAAAATATTTGACAGCGGGATACCAACCTTTTGTTGTAAACTACTTGTTGTCAAGAAATTTAGATTTACCTACTTTTTACTATGACAAGTTGAAAAATTTAAAAGTTCAACTTGCTTACAAATTAGGTGGATTCACAGACAAAGACAATTTAAAAGTATTAACAGATTCTGTATCCCCTGGATCAACAAATGGATCAAAATTTATACCAGACGAAAACTATAAAATTACTTTTAGGACATCAAATCCTGTTGACTCATTTGAATATTCTGGAATCCTTATAGAAAAAAATACAGATCACACACTAGACGGGTCTACACTTCAAGGGGGTTATAGAATCTTAGGTTACAACACGGAAAAACCTTACTTCAAAGTATACTGGCCAAAACAAAGTGTCGCACATAAAAAAATTGAAGTAGCAGGTGTAACTGTTAAAAAATACAATAATTACAGCAACTTAGAGCAGACTATTCCATATGGACACGTGTTTGATACTTTGCAAGACACAGTAAACTTTATATTAGGATACGAACAATGGTTATTGACTAAAGGGTTTTCATTTAATAGTTTTTCAAATGAATTAAAAGAAACTTTGAATTTTACTACTTCTGTCAAAGAGCTTTTATATTGGACTACACAGAATTGGGCTCCGGGATCTGCTGTTACTGTTTCACCAGGAGCAACAGGCCTTCAGATAGAAACAAAAGATGCCATTGTCGGACAGCTGAAAAATATTGCTGGAGATTATTCTATTTTAGATGCAGGCGGAAGAAAAATTGACTTCAAAGATATTTCAACAAAAAGACTTGGAAAAGTATTTGATCTAACTGTGGACAGCGATGCTCCCGGAATGTACAATGTAAGTTTGAACACAGTACAAAAAGAACACATATTGTTGTTTGATAATAAAACAGTATTTTCTGATATAATTTTTGATCCACTGACAGGTTTTAGACAAGCCAGATTGAAACTAGTAGGTTGGAAAACTAGCAATTGGAATGGAGATTATTATGCACCTGGATTTGTCTTTGATGCGGCGGCCGTTTCTTATTGGTTAGCAAACACAGATTATAAAGTTGGAGACACTGTTGAGTATCAAGGAAAATTTTATGTGGCTAAGGTGAATCATAATTCGCTTAATTCTTTTATAGGTAGCAACTGGCAATACAAAATTGAAAAACCTGCACCACAGTTGATACCAAATTTTGACTACAAAATTTCACAGTTCAACGATTTTTATGACCTAGAGTCGAACAATTTTGATGAGTCACAGCAAAGTCTAGCACAGCACCTAATAGGTTATCAGAACAGGGATTACCTTCAAAACTTATTTGTAAATGATGTGTCGCAGTATAAATTTTATCAAGGCTACATCAGAGAAAAAGGCACGAAAAATGCTATTGATAAATTGCTGAAAGCAAAATATGAGAATCAGGATATTGATTTAGAATTATTTCCTGAATGGATGATCAGAGTTGGAAATTTTGGAAATACAGATAGAAAAGAAAACATACAAATTGAAATGAAGGATGATGTATTTGTAGCAAATCCACAGAGTATTGAATTAGGTGACACATCAAACACTGCCAAAGAATATAACAGATCTGTCATGGCAGATAAGAATACATTTTATTACAAGCCGGTTGAGTACACAGCAAGTACAACATTTGAAAAATTAGACTATTCTAAAACAGGACTAGACAGAGAAACACAACAAATTTATCAAACAGCAGGATATCCACGTCTATCTCAGGTACAGCACACAGCATACACAATTAACGATTTAATAAATTTAGATGTTAACAGAGTAACTTCAAATGACTTGGTATGGATTGCAAACAAAACTAATTTTGATTGGGACGTGCTAAGATTGACAAGTGCTGGTGTGAGAATAAATTCATTAAGACCAATCAATAATGCAACACAACTAGAAATAGAATTTACAGGTCCGCATAACCTTGTAGAAGGTTCTTCGACAACTTTAGCAGATTATTTTGCTATTAGAAATGCACCGGTGAATGAACTAAATCAGGTCTACACTGTGGCAGAGGTTATAGACTCTGTTACAATTAAAGTTGATTACAATAATTCAACTGCATTTTTGCCTGCACTAGCAGATGGATCGACAGCAGATTCTTATGGTATGCTTTACAAATTTGTATCCGTAAGACTTTCATCAATGGATAATGTTAACGATAAATTATCTTACTCAGAATACGTTGATGCTGATGATTCCATTTCGCAAATAGGTGACAAGGTATATGCTGATGCAGACACTTCTGGGTTATGGAAGGTTTACGAAAAACACGATCCATACACTGTGAAAAGATTATTAAGTCCGGCCACAACTGCAGATCAAGATTTTGGTTTTCAAGTTGTCGCACGTAATGACGGTAGAGCATTAGTGGTATCGGCACCTTCAAAAGGGCAAGGTACAATAGACTTTATGTTCAGGTCAGAAGCAACAGCAGGTGCGGCATTTAAGACACAATCATCGGTAACAA